AAACTTCTCACCTATCCGTGGGCTGTTTCCTATTTCAAGATATACCTGGAAGAGGCTAATAACGACCCAGACCTTAAGGCCTACCTTCAAGACGTAATAGATCATACCGACCTTTCTGACTACGCCAAATACTTTTAATTCTCCTTTTTCTCCTCTTTTTATTTTTTCTTCAGACCGAAGATACATTTATAAGCTTGTTCTCACTATATTAGTGTGCCTTAAATTAGGAGGTAATCACAATGACCGAAGACAACAACACACAACAAATCACAAGATTCTTTGACAGGAACGACGACCGCACCAGATATATTATCATCGCAGGATACACCCCCGGAGAAGGAGGAATCGGAAGCTCTGGATCACACGGGAGGAGTTTTGCAACGGTCTACAGCCGAGAAGACGCGGAAGTTATCCTCGCACCTCTCATGAAACTTCACCCTCACTATACTCATTTCTTTGTCCTCAACGGAAAGGGGGCATTCGACAAACTCTTCGCCTTCGCGGAAGGACCTATTCCAGGAGGGTATTTCGAAGTTACCGAGGAAAAATTCTTCCATCCCACTAAAAAGCCAACTCCGGAAAAGAAGGCCCAAACCAGGGCCCCCGGAGTATACTCAATCACCGACAAAGCCAAGAAGAGGAGAAGAGCACTTAACGCAATGGTCGAATCGACCGGAGTAGACGAGACAATCGCCTTCCTCGATCAGGTCCTAATCGACACTGCCATTAGTGGCCACGCTTCTCCTTTCATCGACAAAAAATTCAGGGAGGACAAGGATTACGTCCTCTCACTCATTTAATTTTCAGGAGGTATAAACTATGGGGAAAATAGGAAGTCTAATAAAAGTTATTGCAAAGGGGTACTTTATACTCGTGGTAGTTTTGATTGTAGCTTTTCTGGTATTGGGTACCGGAACACCCGATAACTCCTCAGAAATTCCGCAGAAGGAAGAGGGGATTAAGGCATCTGAGACGGTAAATGGACGTGAGGAATCATTTGAGGTGAGGTGTTTTAAACTCACCGTCGCGGGTGAAGATCTTGAAGTTCGAGTCCTGAATAATAATGTTCAGCATATAGAAGTGATAGGATGTGACAACATAATCTACTATCCAAAGTGGTCCACCCCAGTAATAGAGGAAGTAGGCTGTAACAATACTTTCATTCTCTACTAATTTTTTTTTTGACTTTTTTAGCTACTTATTTAAACTTGTACTCCTTATAGTACTATGCCTAATAAGGAGGTTTAAATCGTGAACACATACAAAGTTTCTTACCGCAGAGAAGACGGCACTAAAGGTGCAAGAAAGGTTAAAGCCAGTAACGAAGCAGTAGCTAGGACCAAAGCCGAAAAGAAGATCAACGGGACCATCACCGGAGTTACTTTCCTAGAGCCGGTAATAGAGGGAGGAGAGGTTCCACAGGAGAAGGCTCCCACTAAGAAGGACCTTAAGAAGGCCCAGAAGGAACGCATCCGAGCCCTCATTCAAAAGGCTCTTCCTCTCGAGTTCGAGTTGGTTTGGATACCTCGCATCATAAAGTTCCAGACCCCTCAGGAGAAGGAATACAAGGACGCAATAGACAAAAACGGCGAAGGTCTTACTAAGGCCGACGCCTACGTGGTCACAAAACTCGCCAAGAGGATCGGTAAAGGAGGCCACATTTCAGTCGAGGAAGCAGATGACCTCAGGGTTCGCCTACCCAAGTACTGGCAACAATATACTGCTCAAATGACCAGCCAGGGGGAGAACTAAATGGGCTCCTCCAAGAAGGCTATTATCGACCGGATCAATAAGGTAAGGAACCTTGCTAATCGAGGCATAGGGGGGGAACAGGATAACGCACAGACTATAGTAGAAGAACTAATGGCGAAGTATCAAATAACGGAGGCAGAACTGAATTACGAACTCTCACAGGAGTTCCGCTGGTTCAGGTTCTCAACCAGGTTTCCACTATCCAAGAGACTCCTGGCTCAGGTCATATTTTCTGTGGTAGGAGGAAGGAGTGTCTACAAAGAGGGTAAATCCACTAAGCTGGGAGTAGATTGTACTATCGCAGAGGCGATAGAAATAGAGGCCAAGTACCATTTCTACAAGACCATAATCAAGGAAGAGATGGACGTATTCTTCCTGGCCTTTGCCAATAAGCATAATCTGTTCCCTCCAGAGGAGCTAAGGCCCGCAACTGGAAGGGATTCCGGAATATCCAGGAGTAAACTCTTGGCTATGATGGAAGCTTTAGATACCCACTCATTTAGGAAACAAATAGGTGAATTTTAAATGAGTATATTTATTTATTTGCTTCTGCTTGCAGGAGCCATCGTAATGATGAAACTGATAGAGGATGGATAAGGAACAGTCCAGAACGAGGAGGAATAAGTTGAAAGTATTCTCAGGTATTTTACAAATAGGCCCCACCATTGGGGTCTTATCAATTTGTATCTGGATAGAGATTCTATCCCTAGGGACAATTTTGTCAGCATTTGGATTTATCCACTATAAGTGGGTTATTCTCCTGTTAGTGGCCCCTATAATCGTCGCTACGACGTGTATAGGTATGGTGGCCTTAGTATTATTAGTTGGGTCTATAAAGGGCTACATACCGTCAGATATTGCCTCTTATACGAAGAAAGAAGAAGAACTCAGAGGAAACTAAATGGAAGACATAATTGATGCCCCTGTGGTAGTAAGAACTTGTAAAGAAACTATAGGAAAGGGAAAGTTCAGAAATGGAATGTATCGGATGAATAAAGAAGTCCATGAAGACCTAGTTAAGAAACAAGGATTCTATCTCTTCATGACTTATCTTAACTCAGGGGGAACCTATTTGAAGCTGGTAGCTGCTAACGATATAACTTACGCCAGGAATATCTGTTGGACTCGAATTTAACTTCAGTAGTTCGACCGTCAGAACTACTAACTACTTTTTTATAGAATAGGGTGTAATATTACACTATATATTAGTGAGTGTGTATTACCCATGAAAAAGAAAAAAATACCTGTTCCTGAAGGCGCTCCACGAATAGAGACCATAGCAGCTGAGGCTAGAAGGGAAAGAGTTAAACAGTATATCCTTGGTGGAAAGATGTCCATAGAGGACATGATGGCTGAGGAGGGTGTATCCAGACAGGAGATATCCAGGGATATAAGACACCTTAAAAATAGGGATATTCTTAAGGAGGTCAAGGAAGGTACTCGTCTTGCTTTCCTGGATTATGCTGCTGACATCCAATGGTCCATCGATGAGGCTAAAAGGATGCACACTGAGCAGATTAATGAGGATACTGGTGCAGGCGGAAGATTGGACTGCTTAAATTTTGTGGCTAAGACCAGAAAAGAAGAAATTGAGATGGCTCAGAAACTGGGCATCCTAGACCTTATTGCTGAGAAGAAAGAGCACCTAGTAAAGTTCTCACCAGCTGATGAAAAGTTAATAAAGAGCTTCGGGGACTTCCTTGCCAGTGGAGAATCGGATAGTTAAGGGCCTTTGTTTGAGGCCTGTAGACAGCACTCCGGTATTCACCCCAGAGCAAATGGAGCTCTTAAAGGGCCTTCAACCAAAGGATATTGCAAAGCACTCTATAGCCTTTTTCGCTAAACACTACCTTCGGTTGGGTGTTCCTGACCACCAGAAGAAGTGGTACAATTACTGCCATCGGAAGAGGCACTTAATGCTAAGTCCTCGTGACCACGGAAAGACTACAGTTTTCTGCCATGCCTTTCCTGTGTGGGCGATATGCAATATTCCTAATGTAAGAATTCTCCTGGTATCGAAAACATCCAGACAAGCTAATAAACTACTGAAGACCATTAGGGATGAGTTGAAGAAGAATGAGCTCATCAAAAAGGATTATGGTAACTTAATGGTCAACGAGGACAAGGGCCCTATCTGGTGTGTAAGAACCGAAGAGGCTAGTAATCTAAAAGATCCCACAGTAGAGTGCGTAGGTGCGGAAGGCTCAATCACTGGTGGTCACTTTGATATTATCATTTGTGATGATATCATAGATGACGAGAACACCAAGACGGAATCAAGGATGGAGGACCTGGCCAACTGGTTCTATGGTACCATCGGCCAACTCTGTGAACCCCATACTCAATGGTTCGTCTCAGGTACCCGCAAGCACTATGCTGATATTTATCAACAGATCATAGAGAACCCTCTGTGGCAGAAACAGATCGACAAGGCCATCATTAAGTATCCAGAGAGCTGGGAATTTGTTTATTCTACAAATGAAGATGGCCAGCAATATATAAGCGGAGTTAAAGTAGTAGGAGACTACAAGGTCTTATGGCCGGAGAAATGGCCTATTGATGTGCTTCTTCTGGACCGTCAACAGACTGGTAGTATCCTATTCGACAGAGAGAAACAGAATGATCCTTCCGGTATGAAAGGCCAGTTCCTTAAGGTTGATTGGCTTCACTATTATAAGTGGAGTGAGATGCCTCCAAAAGACGAACTGGTATATTATATTGGGGGAGACCTCGCTATTAGTGAGGACGAGAAAGCAGATGAAACGGTATTCACCCTGGCGGGATATCACAGGCCTACCCATAGAATATATTACATAGATTCCATCGCTGGAAGGTGGGATTTCCCTACCCAACAGGAAAAGCTGAAGGAGATGTTTGTATTCTGGGCTAGACAGGGAATGCGTGCTCACAAGGTCCTTATAGAGAATAACGTATACCAAGCCGCACTAGCTCAGGAGATTCGGAAAGACACCTGGATTCCAGCTATAGGAATTCGCACAGTGAAAGACAAGATCACCAAGATGATAAGTATTTCTCCACATTTCGAGAACGAGAGCGTTCTGTTGAGGAGTACTGAACTTTGTGGTGTACCAGAATTCAGACAACAGTGGACCCAGTTTCCATTCGCTGAGCATGATGACCGGCTTGACAGTTTCGCTTTGATCATCCTTCATATCGCTCTGGGAATAGAAAGTAGTGTAGGGGTGATTGAAACGGATTCTCCTTTAGGGGAAGAACGGCCAGCTGAGGCCTATGAATATGTATTCTGTGAATGCGGAGAAGAATATGGAACAGTATCGGGGATAATTCCCAAGGAGAATGGGGTATGCGACAAATGTAAATGTCCCATGCCCTTATTCCCTCCCCATGTAATAAAGATGATGAATAAAGAGAAGAGGACTAAGAAATGATCACTGAAATACTAAAAAGAGTTGGTAAAGGAGTTACCAGTTCTCTAGGAATAAATTTTAGCGACATACCTCTGTCCCCGGATTACTACCAGAATCAGATGTGGGGAAGTGGCGAAACTGATGAAGGAGGCCAGCGTAAAGGAGTTTATACTGACGCTTTCTGGTTAGCCCCGCCCTATGGTAGGCCAAGGGATATTAACTATGATGAGTTAGAGCCTTTGGAGACAAGCGTCTGGGTAAGGATGTGTGTTCAGCATATTGTGGATAGTATCGTAGGGGCTGATTGGGACATCATCCCTGTGGATGCCGGAGAGGATATTGCTAAGGAAGACGATGCTGCTATTAATGCCGCTAGGGACTTTTTCTCAGCAAGGTCTTGGCAGGATAGTTTTGGTCAGGTTCTAAGACAATGTCTTCCAGATATGATCAATTATGATTGTGGAACTATTATCAAGGTATTTCCAATCAAGGCCTATGATAAATACCGAGATATCAAGAGAGAGGTTCCTCCTCTTGAGCTTACCGCAGTAGATGGAAGAAGCATTCTCAAAGACGCTGATTTATTCAAGAATCTCAGAGGATATTGGCAGTATGCTTGGATTAATCCACAGGGTGTTCCAATACACTTCAAGAAGGATGAACTGATTTATCTACAGCAGGCTCCATCAGCAAGAGAACCTTATGGTATATCGAATCTTGAGGTAATCAGAGAGGTATTGGATTACATGACAGATTCTACTCTGGCTCAGTCCAAATACTGGAAGAATGGTCTATTCATAGGTGGTCAAATTGATCTTCCGGATGTAACAGACCTGACAGAACTTAAAAGAATGCAGGCATATTATGAGGCCAAGCTGCGTGGTCCACGGAAATATAATAAGTGGATTATTACAGGAGGAGGAGCTAAGGTTCAGTCTATGCCTTTCACCTCTCAAGAGATGCAATGGCTCGACTCCCAGAAATGGTTCGCAAAGATGGTGTTTGCTGTCTACAAACTTACACCTTCAGAACTAGGATTCACTGAGGATTTGAATCGGGCTACCGGGATACAGCAAATGCAAATCCATAAGTCCAAAGGAGTTCGCCCGGTTCTTCTTATTCTCCAAGAAGCCCTTAATAGAGAGATAGTTTGGAAACACTTTTCACCCAAAGTTCAGTTCGTGTTTAATAAAGAACTGGACCTGGATGAGGAATCCAAACAGACTGACATAGATGTAAAGAGACTTCAGGCCGGACTGGACTCTGTGAATGAGCTTCGTGACCGTGATGGAAAACCCAAATGGGAGGATGAAGTCTATGATGGTCCAGATGCTACAGGAGCCAAACAACAGCAACAGATGGAGGCTCAGCAACAGGGTGATGAAGGAGAAACTGATTGGGGTTCTCTCTTCGGTAGTAATGAGTCTATGCCTTGGGATGAAGCCGATGAAGATGCTAAGGATACCGAGAAAGCAGTAATGGCTTCAACC